AGTCGCCCCTACCTAAGCCGCCGCGATGAACGGGTAACCGTTCTGAACTTCACCAGGAACCCGGTACTTGATAAAACCAGTACCGTCCGTGCGCTGCGGGGTGTCCGTTGTGAACTCAGCGCCGAGGTAAATCTCATCCGACGCAGCCCACGCCGCCGAAGCGTCCTTGTCCGTCTGGCGGGCATAAGCCCAAACGGTCGTGCCCTTCACCTTCAACGCAGCCCAACCGGCCTCATCAGACGAGTCGAACCCGCCAGCGGTCAGGAACTTCCGCCACAGGGTGAACCCGACCTGGAAGTTGGACGCACCGATAGCGTTGGCGTTACCGGAAGAACCGAGGGCCTTCTCAGCAACCTTGTCCGAATCCACCGCGGAAAAGTTGAAATCCGAAGTGAGAACATGCTGGGAAAGGTCAATGCCGGCGTTCAACTCAGCAGCGGTAGGCGCGGCAGGGTTAGCGGGCTTCGTAGTCAGAACAGAAAATTTCGTCTTGCCGTCAGCAAGCACACGAGCACCCATTTAGGACTCCTTTGTTTTCTCGGCCTTGGACGGCGCGGTAGTAGGTTCAGGCTCGACAGGTTTGAATTGGTCAGGGAAATCGGCCAAGTAGTGCTCAGGCACCGTCTGGACCTCCCCACGGGAATTACGGGCGTCAACAAATGACATGGATGCCTCCAAGGCATAAGAAAAAAGACGCCCACCACGGGACGCCAGCAGAAACAAGAAAAGACGAGGGTTAGATCCGTTCGGATACCAGCGCGAACTCGTCAACAGCGAACAACGGATGACCAAAATCGGGAATAGTTACATCCGTGTCAGCCTGAATGTCCATAAGCGTTGACTGCCGCAACCTCGACGGCGACCACCCAGCAACAGCGGGTATCTTCCGATTCAAAGCGGCACGAACATTCCGGGCCACAACCAACACCGAATCAAACGACAACCCCACATACGTCACCCTTGGCCGCAACGACAACACATCAGGAACATCCTGCAACGAATCCCCATCCGGGCCACCAGAAGACTCATCCCCAAGATCACCCCACAACACCGCATACGGGTAAGTCTGTGAAGCCGGCACGTTCCCTCGGTACACCGTGAGACCCGCAGGCATCAAAGCCTTCACCGCGTCATAGTGTTCCCGGATCACAACAGGCCCTCCGTCGCACGAAACGCGAACTCATAAAAGTTCGGCGCTTCTTCCAGCATCGCGTCCTCCGGATTACGAACCGTCCCACCACCAGGACGAGACGTACCGAAATACGCGATACCAGCCAACGACGCCGAACCTGCACCGGACGGGCCAACCTCAGCCTCAATCACGCCATCGCCGCCGAACCCGTAAACCTTGATGTCATAACTGATCGTCCGGGCAAGCTGCTTGAAGTGCCGTGACGCTTGAGCGTCCTTACGCATGATGTTCTTCGTGTTCAGCGCAGACCTAGCGACCACGCCGCGCATCTTCGGGACCATCGCCGCAGGAATCTTGCGGAAGTCGTTAGCAAGGTTGTCCAAGTCGCCAGTGTCCGCGCTCACGTTATCTCCTTCACAGGGATCCGAGCCGCAGTGTCGAAACTATCCGGCGTGAAACCCTCCACCCGGTACCTGCGCCCAACCCCAAACGGATTCAACACAGACGCTGTAACAGTGATGACGTCGTTGTTGCGAACATCAGCCACCCCCGCAGGGATGTGGATCTGACGCGAAACCACGACGTAAACGGCCTCACCCGACTCCGGGGTGCTCGTCGCAGAATCCTTCGACTGCACCTTGCACTTACCCGAATACACCTGTGTCGTGGTGTTCGTCACCGCGCCAGACTCCGGATCCGTAACAGCAGAACCCGGACGATGAATCGTGCAAGCGTCGATCATCAAGGACTCAGCCTGAGCCCTCAGAAGTGGCAGGACATCAATTACGTCATCGGCGAAGCCCATCAGTCGCCACCCTCAAAAATCGGGTAGCCAGCAATGTCCGCCCCACAAGAACAATAGGTCGCGCCCAACATAAGAGCGCACCACGCCAAATGAACCGTAGAGCTGGCCACCATGTCGAGCGAGAACGCGCCGCTCCCCTCAACGAGGCCAAGCAGCGCCCACCACTCATCCAGGATCGTCACACGACCCTTACCAGACTGATAAGACCGCGAAGACGAACCATCATCAACGGCTATCGTCACCTGAGTGGCGTCATCAGGGCGCTTGATGTGCGCCACCACGGCCTCACGGATGACATAATCAAGCTTCGCCTGATCAGGAGGATCCGCATCGAGCAGGTTTTGGCGTGACTCGATAAGCATTACTGCATCATCAATCCACATTTGCCACTGCTGCTCGGTAACGGACCCCGACGCAGGGGCGGCCTGCCCTAAAGCGACCGCAAGCATGGCTGGTGTCACCGAAGACATGACCGCCCCTTTCCGTTATTCGCTACCCTCAGGCTTAGCCGCGACCCGGCCACGCTTACGGGGAGCCGATTCCTCTGATATCTTCGCTTCCGAGAGGTCAACCCACTCGGAACCAAGAACCTTGTCATCACGGACACTCACAACAGCGCCCGAAGTGACATGCTTGTAACGCTTCGCCATCGGGCTAGACCAGGTCGTGGATCTTGGCGAATGCGTTCAGGTCAGCGATGCCCCAGCCGTAAACAACCTCAGCGCGGAAAGCAACCTGGTTGTTCCGCTTGAGGTCACCGCCACCGTCCGGGTCACCGTACTTGATGACCTCAAGACCGATGGACTTCTGAACACCCCAACGGATCGCGGAGAAGTCACCGACGAAACCAAGAACCTTCGTGTCAACAGCGAGAACGCCAGTGCCGCGGACAGTGTTCGACACCGAAGCGCGGTGGCCGTCCAGTTCCGAAGTCTCAAGGCCGAGACGGAAGTTCGGGTAAAGCTTCTGCTCGCTGCTGGTACCACGCAGGGCAGAGAACTTCGCGGCGTAGGTCGGGTCAAGGGCGATGTCACGAGGAACGTACCCGTCAGCGAGAACCAGACCGTCAGCGGCGTCCAAGCTCACGTAGGGCTTGTCGGCAGCGACGTACTCCACGAGGTTCGTGGTGTCCGTGAGCCCACCGTTCATAGCGGCGACAACAGCGCCACCGGTGGGGTTGATTTCGTGGAACACGCCGAAGTCCAGGGCACGGGACAGTGCCGGCTGGATCAGGGCGAGGATGTCGTCAACAACCTCGAGCTGGCGGTCTTCGTCGGCCCACAGAACTTCTTCGTTGAAACGAAGAGTCTTGTGGAACTTGAACGGCTTGATCGCCTTGGACGTCGGGGTGACAGTCGAAGCACCCTTCTGCCCGCCTTCAGCGACGTACTCAGCCTCGCCAATATCGAAGGTCCAGGACTCGCCCTCGCCAAACGTCATCGGGGTTTGTGCAGAAAGGCTCGCAACGCAGGATCCGTTCTGGATCTTGCCCAGCCAGGGGGCGATCTTCTGCTTGGGGATCGAAAGCGATCCGGTGGCCAGTGTGGCCATAATTTCCTCCTAAAGGAAAAGGTTTGTTAGTCGGCGCGGCCAAACAGGTTGCGAACAAACTCGCGTTCGCCCGTGTCCGTTCCCGCTGCCGGGGTGGTGCCCTCTTTCGGGGCGAAGTTGCCTTGCTTCTTCCGGTCTTCCTCACGGCCCGCCAAGCGGTGCGCCTGAGCTATGAGAGTTGACTCATCGGATCCGGTGAGGAACAGGTCAGCGTCCGAAGGTTCGCCCTTGGGGCCCTTCTTCGCGCTAATCCCGAACTCTGCTGCGACCCTTGCCCGGAGCGCATCGGCCTCGGCTTTCGTGGCCCGCGCTTCCATGTCCGCGACCCGCTGCTCGAGGGTGAGGCTTTCGCCCGCCCTCGCTTTCAGGTCTTCGTAGTCACCGAACTTGTTCTTCGCCTGCTGAGCGAGGCGTTCACGAACGATGCGATCAACATCAGCTTGTGTGAACGTCTGGCCCTGCGGTTGCTGCTCGCCGCTAGGCTGCTGCTCACCAGAAGGCGTATTGGGTTCGGCATTGGGTGTGGGTGCAGTTGTCATCGGATTTCCCCGTTTCTGTTCCGTCGAACGTTTGACCGGCCTTGAAGCGCGACCGTAGCGCTTGTTCCCACGGTTACCCGTGGAAGTCTGAATAATTGGTGTTCAAGTACTCGCGCAAAGCTGCCTGCTGCGCCGGCGTGCGCTTCTTCCGGCTCGCCAGGTATTGCATCGCTGACGCTTCTTCGCCGTAATCGCCGGACGAGAACACGGGTTGAGCCGTGCACTTACAGTTCCCGTGCGCGGCGAACCGTGCCGTTGTGTCGCTGTACACCGCCCCACGGTCGGCCAACATCCGGCAGAGCTTACAACCGCCGCTCGTGACCCGCCGCCAACCAACAGCGGAAGGATCCCGGCGACGGTTCGTCAAGATCGTGTCACGGTACGGACGGGCAGTTTCCAACTGCACAACCTCAGCAAGACGACTCTCAGCCCCAGTAGGGTCTTCCCCAAACAACGGGTCAGACGCCCAAGCAACCGCCCTGCGGATCTTCTCTGTCCGGTCAACGATCACAGGCTCAGCGACATACAGTTTCGGCGCGGCCTGGCGTTCCCGCTCATCCTCGTAATAGTCAGCCGCCAAAGCGGACGACCCAGCCGAGTAATAAGCGACAATCTCAGGGGTCGCCTCAAGCAGCAACGCACGCTGCTGCTCAGCCGAACCAGAAGCACGCGCAAGCAAAGTCAATGTCCGCGCCACCGCTTCGCCAGTGACAAGCGCCAAAGCAGCCTTAGACTCACCCGCCGTCAGCATTAGCCTGCGGCTGCGGGTTCAACGCGGCAACAACAGCACGCCCAGCAGCGCGCCGCCTATCCGCCATCGCACGGCGGATCTGCTGCTCATCCAATCCAAGCAACTCAAGACCAACCTCAGTCTCAGCAAGCCAAGGAACAACACCGATCTGCTTCGCGCCCGCATCGGCAGCAGCCGCCTTAGACAGATAGATCGGGGAACGCCACTTAGTCTCAATCGAGCCCCACGCCT